TCATAGATCGTGATCGTAAGGTTAGTCACGTCGATCGGCGCACTCCCGCCGAACTGGAAGAAGTCGGCCGTGAGCGTGAGCGGCTGGCCGGCGATGCCTTCGGTCACGTCAACCTTCCTCTCACGTCAACCGCGCGATGATGGCGCAGCCCGAGCTATTGGCCAGGCTGCCCAGCGCGCCAGACAGCGCACCAGACCAACCCGTTGACGTGACGCAGTTGCGGATTGCGCTCGGCGCGGGCGGCGTGGCCGTGCTGACCAGCGTAGACGGGACGTTCGGATCACTGCTGTTACGGCTACGGAGTGCGAGACCGGATGTCAATCCCTGGCCAACGATCCCTAGCCAGACTCGAACTCCAGCGATCAAGGCGATACTCGGCGTGCTGGCCGGCTGCACGACAGCGATCGAGGTTGCGACGACCGTGCCGAAGTCGTTGAGCCACGATCCGGGGACGCCTCCGGAGTCCGAGGCAAGCCCGAAGCGGATCGTTCCCGTGCTGTCCTGCGTAGTGATCTCGACCGCGAGGCCCGACAACGTGCAGTCACGCAACGGCACGAGGCAAACGAGAATAGCTGTGTTATTGACCGGGTTGATTGTTCCTGTGCCGCCAGTGCCGGGCACGGTATACCAGGCACCGGAGATCAGATTAGGGACCTGGATCGGATCGGGTAGCCGGTTGCCGTTGAGCACGCCGGTCGTGATCTTCGCGGCGTCGAGATTCGGGATGTCGGCCGCGAGCAGAGTTCCGATATCGATCGATGGGTTGCCAGCGATGCCGGCCCCGTTAGTCACCACGAGCTTGCCCGAGCCGGCGACGATCGAGCGTTGGGTATAGGTATCCGCCGCGGTCGCAGCCACGATGCCCGTCGAGGCGAGCCCCGCAAGAGACGTAAGACCGGCATCGAGGGGCTGCTTGCTAGCGAGGTCCGTCGTCAGATTGGTCACGCCGGACTCGGGGATACCGACGAAGTTGGCCGGGACGACGTCGATAGTGGGATTTCCCGCCGTTCCCGCTGGATTGCTCAACGAGACCATGTTGGATCCAGCGGCGAGCACACGCTTGACGAAGGTGTCAGCCGCGGTCTCGACGATCATCCCCAGCACAGCATCGAGCCCAGCGAGTGCCGTAAGCGTGGCGTCGAGGGGCTGCTTGCTGGCGAGGTCACTGACAAGGTTCGTGACGCCGCTCTCGGGGATGCCGGCGAAGTTCGCGGGCACCAGATCAACCGTCGGATTGCCTGCTATGCCGGCCGGATTGGTGACGGAAACCATGTTGGAGCCGGCCGCGAGCACGCGCTTCAGGAAGGTGTCAACGGCCGTTTCGACGAGCAGGCCGGTCGTCGCGTCAAGTCCGGCTAGCGCGGTCAACGTCGTGTCGAGCGGCTGCTTCCCAGTGAGCCCGGGGACAGTAGGCGCCGTCGCCGGTCCGGCGAGGTCTCCGGCGAGCTGCACGACGCCCACGGCTCCAGCGGTCGCATTGCTGACCGCGAGCGTTCGGTCTGCGGAGAGGTCACCCCCGCCGGTCAGCGGCGCCGTCGTATTGATCAGGCGACCGGACGGCACACCCCCGCCACCCCCGCCAGTGTTGACGAGGGTGACGTCGGTAGAAAGCGGCCCGCCACCCGACAGCCCCGAGCCGGCGATAACCTGCGTGGTCTTGGGGACGAGCGTCGGGTCATGCCCCACATAGCCCGTCGCCGTCATTACGTCACCGTCACGGCGCCGTTAGTTGCGGCTGGTGGCGCTACCGTCGTGATGTTGAAGGCATAGTGGTCACCCGCCGCGAGCGCCGCACCTCCGAGGTAGCCGGATGGCGGCAGCGTGGTCGGGAAGCCGCCCCAGATCGAGCCGACGCTCTGTGTCTCGAACTTCGTGCCGAACTGGAGGTTCGAATTCTCCACGGTGAAGTCGTCGACCTGCGCGTTGAGATTGTTGAAGAAGGCCCAGTAGACATACTGCTGGAGACCGGCGGCATTGCAGGCGTTACGGCCGGCGACCTGCTGCCAGACTTCCACGCTGAAGTGATTTGACAGCAGCGCATCCGTGAAGATCGCACCGGTACCGGTCACGCCGCTTGCCTGGATGAGTCGAGCCCCGGTCATCAGCGAGATCACGTCGGGGTTGAGCACACACCAGAGCGCATCGTTCTGGACGCGCTTGAGCTGCCCCGGATCCTTCTGGTTGACGCAGAGCGCGCCCGACGCGGTCTTCTGGACGAACTCGGTACCGTCTTCGTACTGTGGGCTCGGCTTGAGCGAGATGAAGCCGGCCTCGACCACTTGGAGTGAGCCGGAGCCGGTGACGATGTTCCCGCAGGTGTTCAAGGACATCACGCGCATGACGGTGCCCTTGATCGCGGTTACGTTTGTCGAAGTCATGATCTCTCCGTCACGGCGTACCGGTGGAAGTGGCGATGAACGAAGCGGTATTCACGAGCTGGGCGAACAGGCAGCAGTCATAGCCGAGGAGATATGTCCGCTCGATGATCGCCTTGACGGTGTTAATCGAACGGTTGACTGGTGCGGCGCCGTCAAGAAGGTACATATCCGGCTCACCGCGGTACATGAAGACCGGGCCGGTCGCGTACATCCATGCGGTCCCCAGCGCCGGAGCGGTTCCGCTCGGACTGGTGCCCGGATAGCCGGCCCCGATGGCGATGGTGTTGCCGTTGGGCGTGATGAGCCGGTTGCCCTGCTTCGTCAGCAGCAGCGCGAGCGTAGGCGCGAGCGCCTGCGGTACGTGGATCGTCCCAGTCCCGTTGAGACAGGTCGCAAGGGCGGCTTCGAGCGCGCCGAGCGCGTCGACCACGTTGAGCGCGGCGCCGGTTGGAACCGTGGCTGCCTGCTGGAGCGTGATGGCCGGCCCGATGTTGCCCGAGCTGACCCCTTCGACGGTCGCGGCGTTGGCCGCCAGATGCGGAAATACGCCGTTGGCCTGGCCGCCGGAATTGTTGCGCTCGGGCGCGAGGCCGGTCCAGAAGGTCCGCTCGACCTGGAAGGTCTCGAAGCGGTTGAGCGCTTGGCGCATTACCTCTTCGCGCCGCTCGTAAAAGTCGACCGGTGAGCAGTCGACCTCGGCGAAGACCGTGAACGGCGTGGCGCCCCAGAAGGAGCGCGTGGTCGTGGCCGCCTTCGCCGGGATCGAGCCCGTGCCGGTGATGCCCGGGGCCGAGGTCGTGCAGGCATCCAGCGTGACGCCCATCCCACCGCAGGTGTCGACGTACGTGACGCCCATCTGCCAGTGCGGATCGGTGGACGGACGCGGATCGACGACCGTGAGCAGACCATACGGAGACGGCTGGAAGGTGGGCGGATCGACGATAAGACGCATAGAGTTTGACATCCCTGGTTACGCCTCCTTTCGTATCGATCCGCCCACCTTCGGCACTGCTTAGATGCCGGTCGCTGTCAGGCCGACCGCTGTGGTACCGGTCGGGACGGAGCCCGAGGCACCCAGGGTGACGATGCGCGACTCATGGCCGATCTTGGCCAGGAGGAAGAACTCCTCCGACCACGCGGCCGTGTAGTCGTTGGTCGCGTTTAGCGTCGAGTCCCGGATGATGCCGAGGTCCAGGTTGAGCCCGTTACCACGCAGCCAGGTCCCGGCCGGGTAGATCAGGAACCGGACGGTTGCCGGCCACGCGCCGTTCAGCGCGCTCGACTGGCCGAACTGGTTGGTGCCACGGACGTCGAAGTCCTGCACGAGCTGGAGACGGATGTTCCGCACGGTGAACCAGGCCGCGATCATGGCATTGGTCACGGCGAAGGAGTTCTCGGCCGAAGCCATACCCGAGCGTCGCGAGATGTCCGCGCGGAGCAGGCCCATGACCCAGCTCGGCATGATGACTTCGAGCACGTCCGAGTCGTTCATCGCGTACTTCGTCCGCAGATCCCACGCCTGGTGCTCGACACCCGCGAGGATGTCTGTGACGGGGCTGGAGTTGGTCTGCGTGAGCGTGACCGCCGTGGACTGCGCGATCAACGCATTGACGAAGAAGCTGTTCACCCGGTGGAAGTGCGCCGCGTTGACCAGCCGCAAGAAGTTGGCGATCTGCTCGGGCCATGCGTCCGTGGTGAGGTTGCCGGCCGTGATGCAGATGCCTTCGCCTTCGAGCCGGACCTCGTTGAAGCTTGCGCAGGGTACCCGGGCGCAGGTCTTCGATCCGGATTGCGCGGTACCGGTGGCCGCGGCGATGTCCTGCGTCTCGGTCCAGTGCCACAGACCGGTCGAGCTGGCCAGATCGCCGAAGCTCGGGGAGGTCGGGAAGCGGACACCACCGCGCTGGATGCCGGTCGTCGGGAGGTCGAGCGCGCCGTCCATGCCGACGATGTTGTAGAAGTCGTAGCGGATCTCCGACGGCGAGCACCAGCCGCCCGCGGCGACGAGCGCCTGTGGATTGGCCGCTGCCTGCATGACCTCCCAGGTCTGCTCCGCGGAAGACTGGTCGCTGAGCATGTGGCGGAAGCTGCGCTGGAGCTGGGCGATCGGGATCCGTGCGCACTCGCGCCAGTCACCCTCGTGCCCCAGCACACCGAACTTCATTTCCGGCTGGCGACCGGTGATGTCCAGGTAATCGCCTCGGATCGGCCGGCCGTGGGCCAGCGCGCGGCCGGCAGCGGTCTGCACCCGTGCGCGGTGCTTGTAGGCGTCGACCAGCTTGCGCATGTCGGCGATCTCGGCACCCTGCGTGAAGCCGGGGATGTCCGAGGAGGCGACCAGCACGCTCGCGTCGAACTGCTGATCCACCGATGGCGCGTTGCCGGCCGGAACACGCTTGGCCGCTTCGGAGAGCCGGACGTTCAGCTTGTTGCGGTCGTCACGTACGACATCACCCGCCGGAACCTTCCGGCGTCCACCCGCGACGAGCGCAGGCTCAGCCGGCACACCCTCGGCGCCTTCCTCGACGGGCGCACCCTCGCCACCCTCGTCGGGCTCGGCCTCGGCGTCGGGATCGGCGTGCACCCGGGCACGCAGCCCCTCGATCTCGGCCTTCTGCGCCTCGACCGCGGCAGCGCGCTCGCTCTGGTTGGTGCGCGCCGCCTCGATGCTCTCGGCGAGCTGCGTGGCACGCGCCAGACCGTCCGCGTCGATGTCGCCCTCGGTGAGGGTGTCGAATTCGCCTTCGGCGGTCGAGAGGAAGCTCGCCAGCTCCTCGTCGGTCAGGGCAGCGAGGTCGCTAGGGATCTCGACGCCCTTGTTTGCGTCCTTCTTGTCAGCAGGCATCCGCGAAATCCCCTCGCGCGCTCATGAGTTGGGGAGCGAGGTAATACCCTCGCGTTGATCGCGAATGTAGCAGGTCTTATAGCGTCCTGTCACCGAAGCGAATCAGAAGCCCCCGCGTTTTGTAGCGCGTTCGTTGCGCTCGCGGCGTTACGAGCGGCTTCGGCAGCCGCTTCGACACGCTGACGTGCCTCCGCGGCCAGCCGCTCCGCGTCGCTTGTGGTGATCACCCGTCCGCCGTTCTGGCACGAGCACATTGAAGATCACTCCTTCGAGGGGTGAATGCGCGCACGCAGTGCTGCGGCACGGGAAGCTGGGTCGCGGCCGAGCCGACGCTGCAAGCTCGCGGCGACCAGCGCGAGCGCGGGGCGATCAGCCAGCGCGCCGAGCGCCGCGGCGTCCGGCAGCATCCCGGCCGCGGTGAGACCGACCTGGACACCATCGGAGACCTGAGCACGAAGACGCGGCACCGGGAAGCCGGGGACGTTGACCGCGAGCATCGCCACGAGCCGCAGCTTGCCACCGAAGCGCCGCCAATCGCCGGACAGCTTCGCCGCTCCCAGCTCCATGACGCGGCCGGCCGGCGTACCGGGCTTGATCACGCCCGCGACCCAGATGCCGTGATCGTCGTTGCCAGACGCCACCAGCGCCACGCACGAGCCTGTGTGATCATAGTGCTCGGCGGCCCGGCGCGGGTCACCCGTGGTCGGTGCGTGACCGGTGCCCAGCGTGATCGAACCGACCGCGACACGCTCGCCACCTGCGGTCAGCACCTCGCCGAGCCGGAAGTAGTCGTGCGTCTCCTCGTACGGTGGCGTAACGCAAGCGTTCGGGAAACTCGTGTGGCATGTGCTCCAGAGAGCGGCGTGGCCGCTGACATACTGCCAGCCGTTTGCATCGGGCTCGGAGACACTGACCGCCGTCGCCGCGGTGAAGCCGGGGTCGGCGAACATCCAGTCCGGTGGCGCGATCGGCGCTTGCGTCGGGCTCGCGCTCGCGTAGAGCGCCTGAAGATCGTCGGAAAGCGCCTCGACCGAGAAGTCCTGTGGCGCGAGGTGCAGCACCCGAAGGTGTTCGGCGAGGTGCGCGTGCATCGCCTTGCGGTCCGCCAGCGTGACGCCACGAAGCGGCTTTGTCATCACGGCCGAGAGCGCCGCGGCGCACGCGGTCAGGTCCGGGCCTCCTGCGTTGCGGCAGCCGTGGGGCAGGATCTTCTCGACCGTATCGGCGTAGCTCGTACCACCGGTGACGCCCGGCGCCGCCGTGATCGTGCTGTCGACCAGCTCGATACGTGCCTCAATGAAGGCCGGGATCCCGACCATCGTCGCCCCACGGATGCGCCCAGCGTGGAAGACGGTCAGCTCGGGGGCCGCGAAGAGGTCCATCAGGCCGTCGCTACCCTCGCCACCGTCGCCCTCGGGATAGACCAGCTCGACGTCTGCGTCCTTGACCGAGTCGACGTCGACCGAGACGCCTCCGGCCATCTGCGCGCGCATCTGCCGGACCATCTCGGCGCCGTTGATCCCTTCGTCATCGAAGACGCCTTCAGCCCGAATCACCGCGGGGTTGCCCGGGTCCCGGAAGATCCGGTCGATCCGGCCGACCATGACCGAGCCGTCATGCTGGCCGAAGTTCTGTGGGGTCCAGGCCAGCTCCAGCCCGAGCGACCCGTTTGCCATTGAGCCGGCCGGCGACCAGCTCAACGAGCCGGGCTCGAACATCCGGCCGTCACCGGTCTCCTGACCCTCGATCGCGATAATGCCCTGCCAGGGCGTCCCACCCGCGAAGGCGGTCGGCATCATAGCCGGCTGGTCGGTGTTGCCCACGCTCGGTGGCATCGCGCCGCCCGTGACGTCGGGTGCCGCCGTGATGTTGTCGACGGTCTGCGCATCGGACTCGGTCATCAGACCTCCAGCGGCAGTGACGGGCTCACCGGGAAGTGGCGGACGCGGCGTCAACGTCACGTCAGCGTTTTGACCGGCGAAAGCGATTCTGACGCGGTCCAGCGTAACGGGTCCGACACGACTGAGCGTCTGTGCGAGATCAGTGAGCTGGTCGCTCTCGGCAAGGGTCATATGACAGGCCCACGGCTCGGGGTAATCCTCGGGCATCCACGGTTCCCAGCGCTCCAGCGCGTCACAAACGCACTGGTAAAGCGCGGTGACGTCGTCGCCGTTGAGCTGGAGCACGACCACGGGGCTGTTCCCGTTCGGATTCCAGATCGCCCCGCCGAAGGCCATCGCGTTGACTGCATACCATGACGTGACGGCATTCTCTACAGCCTGGACGATGTCCGCGCGCATCGCGAGGTCGTAGTTCGTGGCTGGCCCGAGATACTTCAGCGTCACGTGGAGCTGGTCGGTCGGCGTACCGCCGTCGATGGCCAGCCGGGTCGCGTCCGCCATGCTCGGCAGGAGCGCGACCATCGCGCCGGTCTGTTCCGCGGCGACGTCGGCGTCCGTGTCGTCGTCGCCGTCCGGATCCTCGTCCGTGGGCTCCGCGGCTGCACGCAGCGCTTCCGGACCCCCAGTAAGCAGGGCATATGCCTCCGCGTCGGTGTATCCCGTGGTGTTATCCGTGCGCGGAGGTGCCGGCGTCAGGTAGAAGCTGGCGGGGTCGCTCAGAGCACTCATGGCGGAAGAACCCTCATTCGTACGACGATCGGTGAGTAATAGCCGCCTCCTGATTTTTGCGAGACGGATATGATCTTGAATCGGAGACCTGCTGCAAGCAGCATCTCATTCTCGCCTCGGACATTCGAGAAGTCATCCACGAAGGTCATCGATGTCCCGGTTGGTGCCTCCAGCTCGATCAGGACCGGCTTACCACCAAAGGCTGCCGTGCCGCCGACTGAGTATGACCCGAACGCCTCATCGGTGAACTCCATGCCCTCTAGTGCCTTTATATCGGCAAATGGAGCGTTTCGAGTAGTAATACCCAGATTGCTGAATTGATCTGCTCCGGTACCACGATGCAGCAACATCGGTCGAGTAGACGGATGCATACCGGACTGAGCGGCGCGAATGTGGCGAGCCAATGTGTCGGAAATCGCCTGACCGCTACGAAGAGCCGCATTCATGTCGGAATAGCTAGAACCTGTATAAACCTTCATACCAGCCTTCTGCGCGGCTGTGAGCGGCGGGTTGAGCGCTCGCAGTCGATACGCCTCCGCGTTCGAGATGATGTCGTAGGTCTCGGGTGTGCTGACAAAGCTGCTGTAATTGAGCGGACCCGGGTTGAAGAGCGCCCCCTTCGTCGGGTGAATGATCGGCGGCAGTGCGCCTTTTCCACCTGGCGTGGCTGCAACGCCACTCGCGTGCTGCTTACCCTGTGCGGTTTTCAGCCACTTGACTAGCTTCTGCTCATATTGATTAGTATTCGTCACGCCAAACTTGGCCGCGGACATCTCATCGAGAATGCGGACGAGCTGGAGTTTTGTGTACTTACCATGTAGCGATGCCTCAATCGGTCCTAGAGTGTCCCAGATCTTTTGTCCGGCCGAGGAGAGGTAGACCGACTGCGCCTTGATCTTGTCAAAGATGATCTGCTTGACACCTGGCTCGATACCACTGATGTCTCCCGCGGCCGAGGTGAACTGCATAGCCGGCGTCGGGAGCTTCTTCATCTTCACCGACGGCATCGGGAAGGTCGTTGCGAAGCCGGTCTTGTCGGCGTGCGCCTTCAGCGTGGCGACGAATTGATCATCAGTGAGTGCACCGAGCTTGTCCTCAACGTTCAAATAGGTCTTGAACGCCTTGACACTGGCGACCGATGCACTCAGATCCCCACCGTTGCCGGCGTAGGAGAGCTGGAGCTGCGAGACGAGGTCATCCATGGTCGAAGCCCCGACCGCATCCGCGTACTTCTGTGTATCCAGGATGGCCGGAGGCTTCGGTACCTTCTTGGCCGGCGCCTTCTTAGCTGCCTTCTTGGCCGGCGCGACGACTGGCACCCCGGGAGCGACTGGAGCGGCCACGGGGGCGGCCGGAGGCACGCTCGGCGCCTTCGTCGCAGCCGGCGTGACGCCACCCGGCTCGGGCGGTGGCATGATGCCGTTGTCCTTCAGATACTTCTTTCCACCGGGAGTCTTCAGCCACGACGTGACCTCGTCGTAATACGACTTCGAGCCGGCCTTCGCATTCTGGTACCAAACCTTGTCGAGCAGCTTGAGAAGCTGTCCGTCGTTGAGCCCCGCGAAGTCGGGGCCAAGACTCGCCTTGATCGCCTGGAGGTTCTTGTAGATCGCGGCGCCACCCCAGCTCGGTGTGACGGGCTTGAGCTTCTTGTACGCCTTGTAGAAGCTCTGCGCGAGTGAGTCCGGAACTCCCGAGATGTCGAGCAGATCCACGGCGGTTGAAGCCGGCGCGATGATCGGCGCCTTGGACGCGAGCGCAATATCGATCCAGTCGCTCGACTGCCCCACGCTGGTCTGATAGTCCTTGACCAGCGCGAAGATCTGGTCATCGGTCAGGTTCTCGACCGCGGAGACGGCTTGCTTCGACATGAAGTGTGGAAGCTGGTTGATAGTGAGCTGGACTGCCTCTTCGATAGTGGCCGCCCCGGTCTGGATCTGGTACTTCAGCTCCGCGCCGAGCGCATCGAGATCGATCGTATGAAGGACGGACTTCGCGGCTGCCAGGTTGGCTGGATCCCCAGCCGGGGCGATCAAGGGCGTTGGCGTGCCACTGACTCCGAGCCATGAGGTGTCATCTCCGAGCGCATCGCCCGCGACCTTGATGAGGCCCTTCAGGTCTTCGGTGCCCGAATTCTTAACAACTGACTTCCATACACTCGGATTGTCTTTAATATCCTCCTTTAGAAGGTTCATTACCTCATCGAGCGGCGCTCCCGAATCGTGATAGGACTTCGCATCCTTGAACGCCTTAATGAAGTTGTCCTGCTCAAGTGTGTCGAGCTGCCCCCAGAGATCGAGATAGTCAACGGCGGCCGGCGCACCGACCGCGGCCGGCGCAGCTACAGCCGGCGTGACCGCAGCCGGCGTTACGACAGGAGCCGGCGCAGGAGCCGGGGCAAGCACCTTCGTACGCTCGGCGAGTGCCTTGTCGTACATCTTCTGGAAGTCGGCCGCGAGGTTGTTCTTGCGAACGACCGCGGCGTCCAAGAACTTGTCAATATCGCCGATCGCGAGCTTGCCGTCATGTAGCGCTTGCTCAACGTACGGCCGTAGGTATGCCCGATATTCGTCATCCGGGATCGCCATGGCCTGCTTGATGAGGTCCCCGATTGCACCCGTTGACGGGTCATACATCTCGATGTTCTTGCCCTCGGCGAAGGCCCGCCACATGAGGTTATAGACCGGCTCAGCCTCAACCTTGTTCGGATGGTAGACCCAGTCGAGCTTGTCCTTGCCGAAGAACTTGAACGCCTGACCCTTGTCGACACCGACGAGATGACCGTTCTTTAGGCGCAGGAAGTTGCCCTTGTGCGAGTCGTGCTGACTGATCAGCCAGTCGAGAACCTGCTCACGCTGAAGATCGAGCACATCCGATTCAGATAGCTTGAGTGGATCAAAACCAGTGCCGAAGGCACTGGTCGAGTCGTGCATCGACTGCACGGATGCACACTTACCTTTGAATCGGATCGTGTAGGTCGATGGTTGCGGCAGTCCAAGACGGGATTGGATCTTCGCGGTCGAGACATCGAGCTTGGCCCCGAACTCCTCCGTTCCGCTGTAGGGCTTGAAGATCCACCGTTCACCGGTCTTCGTATCCACGAGGATCTGCGCGCCGTGCGTACCACCAGCGCCACCGACCACCTTCAAATTTCCGGGCTCAGGCGCCTTGATCAGAGCCAATCCACGAGGCTCGACCGTGGCCGGTGCCGCGGCTGGCGTGATGACCGCCTGCGGTACGGCCTTCTTGCCGGCGTTGGTCTGGAGCCACTCCTCGTACTTCGCCTTGAAGCTGGTCTTCCCACCAGCGAGCGCATACTGCTCGTCGATGACGTCGAGCAGGGCTTCGACGTCGTACTGGGTGAGAAGCCCGGGGTTCTGCGTGATGACCTGCTGAAGCCGCTTGTGAATCTTGGCGCCACCGATGGACGGCGTGATCTTGCCGTCCGCCTGGAAGTCCGCGTAGACCTTCTTCTTCCCCGAGTCATAGACCTTGGCGAGCTTCGAGGAGTACCCGGCCGGCGTCAGGCTGGCCACGGCCGGGCAAATGCAGCTCGCGCCCATCGGTGTTTTGAGCTTGGGCGCCGACTTCACCGCGGCGACCAGCGCGGATTCCGAGCCGCACTCACAGACCGAGCCGATGTCGTCGAACTCGTAGCTGATCGTGCAGCGGCAGTTGATCACCTCATCAGCCGGCCCGTTTGGGTCTCCGGGGTACATCATCGGCCAGCCGCCAACCGAGAATGGCGACGTCATGGCGACGGTCTGACCATCTGCGTTGTGGTGGTCCGGCCGCACCCGATTGTCTTCGGTCGCGACCCAGCGCTTACGCATTCCGCCTTCGCCCGCGAGCAAGCTGGCCTGCGCGTACGAGCCGGCGTTGGAGGCCGCGATGACCGTGGTCCGGGCAACGGTCAGCGCACGGGGCATCGAGACCGAGGCCGCGGTGCGGACCCGATCGGCAAGCTGCTCGATGTCTTCGTTGGCCGCGACGCCCTTGGCCAGCTCAGTGCGGATGTTCTGCCATACCGTGTCAGAGACACCGACCATCTTGTTCGCGGTCTGGTGGACGAAGTCAGCCGAGAAGTCGTCGGGCACGCCGGCCACACCCAGCCCAGCCGCGAGGTCGGCCTGCGAGAGCGCGTCGTGCGCGAGCGCGAGCGAGCTGGCGTCATAGACGCTGGTCAGATAGGTCGTGAAAACGCCTTCGACCTGGCTGTTCCAGAGCGCCGCAAAGCTGCCTTCGCCGTCGAGCAGATCATCCCCAGCCGCGGCGGTCAGCGCGCTCGGGATCTGATGCGCCCCGAGCCAGGTCTCGACGACGTCCGTGAGCGCGTGCTCGACGAAGCCCTCGAACTGCTGGATCAGGTCCCATTGCTCATCGATCGAATGACCCATGACCAGCATGAAGTCACCTCGGTGGCGGTTTGGGGGCCTGCGGCGTGCTGGTCGGCGTCGCTGGTGCCGGGCTCGGCGGCTGGTCGGCCGGCGCTGGAGGTGGTCCCTTCGGGGCCGGCGCGGGTGTCTCGCCGTCCGGTCCGACCTGCGGCGCGCTGGGATCCTGTGCCGTGACGCTGACGCGGGTGGGGATCGTGGCCAGCTCGGGATCATCGAGCAGCACGCTCGCGGCTGCCATCGCGTCGGCGCCACCCTTGAGCGAGACCGACATGAGGATCTGATCCTTCAGCTCCTTGGACGTCGGCTTGTCAGCCTCGTCGAAGCCGGACTCACGGCGCAGTGCGACGCCCGAGATCTCGCCGCGATCGTAGAGTTCCTTCGCCTCGTTGGCCCGGTCGGGCTGCTGGTAGAGCGCGCTCGCGTCGTACCAGACGATCAGCTCGCCACCGTTGGGTCCGATCAGCGTCTCGCCCGCGGCGACCGCCAGCGGTCGCAGGAAGCTCGCGGTCAGGCCGGCGCAGATGACTTCGATGACCGGTGCGACGTGGATCTTGACGGCGTCTTCGCTGATCTGCCAGGCGTTCCAGTGGCTCGTGTCGCCCATCCCGAGCATTGCCTCGATGGGGATGTTGAGCACGGTGGCGAGCCGCTTGATCGCCTTATCGCGGTCGTCGAGCACCTTATCGCCGAGTTCGGTCGCGAAAGGAAGGTGACGGACCTTCTCGATCCAGTTGCCGGGAATCTTCACCGTGAATGGAACCGCCGCGGCAGCCGAGCCAGGGCTGCGAAGTGTCTGGCCCATCGCGTCGAGCAGTTCAGCCATGAACGGATCCGGCGCGTCCTTGTAGTTCGGATTCGCCGGGAAAGTCACCTCATCGGGGATGAACAGCAGGCCGTTAGAAGCTGCGCGGCTGGCCAGGTGCGCCATGATGTAGCGGTTATACATGTCGATCTCACGCATGATGGGCAGAGCCGCCATCACGGGGCTCGACGCGGCCCATTCGATCTCGTCGTCCGGCCACCACACGCGCGAGACCAGCGACTCTTCCGGCAGGTCTTCCCAGATCGCACGTTGCGCCCAGACCTGGTATCGCAGCGGGTAACGCGCCACGATCCGTAGCTCGGTGTTTGAGTAAACACGCTGCACGCGCATCCCGGTGAGCAGGTCGTTGGTCGTGACCAGGAAGCTCTCACCCGGAACGCTGATCTGCACGGTCATCCGCTTGAGCATCGTCGTCTGGCCGGCCGACCCCCCGCCCATCCGCGAGACCTCACCCGCGAGCGGACCCTCGGTAATGATCTCGGGCTCGTCCGAGCCGGGCAGTCGCTCGGCGAGCACCAGCCGGCAGCGCGAGACAGAGTTGGCCAGCCAGAGCCCGACGCCGTAGTAACACTCGCCAATCGCCTTGTAGTACGTCCAGGCTTCGCGCTGAAGCTCGTTCGGCGTGATGGTGAGGCCGCGGGGATCGTAGGCCGCCAGGGGCAACGTAGCGGCCGTAAGAGCGCGCTGCGGACGATCGATGATTCGGCCTTCGATGACCTGCGGACGCCCGGAGACGATGGCCCGGCGCTCCGGCGCCGTCCGGCGACGCTCTGCCATGGCCGCCTCCTAGATCACTTCGGTTCGGGCTCGTGCTGGGCGATCAGGCCGGTCACGGTTGAAGCTGCGGCGACCAGGAGAAGCGGGTACGGAACGGGCCACGGGGTGAGGTACCACTCCGCGGCCACGATCGCGCCCGCTACCCAAACGGAAGCGCACCAGTCGCACTCTAGCAGGTACGCAACGCTACGACCGAGAATCCCGAGTGGGTATCGAGGCGTTGGCGTGATGTGACGGCCGTCGACTTCAACCGCTGGATCGAGCCATAAGACGATCTTCCGACGCGGTATGGCGATGATCGGAAGGTAGTCCCGGGTCACCACGCGGGTTACCCGATGTGTGGCTAGGCAGGTCAGGATGGCCAGCAACCAGGGTGCAGCGGCAGAAGACATGATCGCAGCATACGGAAGGCCGGCTCGACCGTAGAGGGATCGAGCCGGCCTTCACGATTGGTGCCGTTACGGTGGCGACCGTTCCTAGTCGCCAGCGGTGGCGTTGCTCGCGGCGTTGGTCATGTCGATCGGGACGTCCGGCGCCGTGTCGGTGCTCGTGGTGTCCGGCGGCGTGTCCGTGACGGGCGCGGGCTCGGTCGGTGGCGTCTGGTTGGCCGGGTCCGCCGCGACCTGATCCGCCATGAGCTGCTGGACCTGCGCAGCCTGAGCGGCGAGGTCATCGGCCTTCGTGTTCAGTGTGTTCGTGATGTCCGCGAGCGCGGCGGGGTCCGTGCCGGCGTTGGCCAGTGCGTCCGCGATGTCGCGCAGGAAGGTGACCTGCTCGGTCGCGAGGTTTGTGACGGACGTGACCAGCGTTGCATCCTTCGCGGTGAGGTTGGCGACCGCGGCCTGAAGATCTTCCAGAACTCCCATGATTCTCTCTTCCGATCGATGAAAGGCGTGGAGTATCGCACCGAAGAACAGCTCAGACCGCAAATCTAGTCCGGCTTGAGCGTGCGCATCGATCAGCTCGATGCATCTCGGACAGCGGATCAGGACTTCGCTGATACCCACCACGCGATCAGGGTACCGGACGTCCCGGCCAGTGGTTAGCGACGATAGTCGCCAGAACCCAGAAGACCAGCCCGAGGCCAAGCAAGCTGATCGAACCGAGTACGACATGGAAGGTAAATAGGACAAAGCAGACCAGCGCGATCACGAGCAGGATGAGAACCATACGTGCTGTTACCCTGCGGAGAGCAAAACGATGCCGACCGGCCCGAGGGAAGCGGGCCGGTCGGCATCGTTTTTAGATCACAGAGCACTGGCGGTCTGCTCGTACGATTCGACCTGCTTGGCGGTCGCGAGGAAAAAGACCGTCTGGCCAGCAACCTCGGGGAGCGTCCCCGCCGACGTCGTGACGTCATAGACCGCGCGACGAACGGGCCGAGTGCTGATCAGCCGGACGAGCATGGCGCCGTTCGGCTTGTGCGCCGGACGCAGCTTCTCGCCGTCGCGCTCGATGAGGACGATGTGCTGTCCATCCTCGGCCCGCAGCCAGGCTAGCGTCGCTGCCTCGTGTTCCATCTGGTGCCTCCTGGTTCCTTTGGTTCGCGTGCCCTTTCTGGCCCGCGGAGCGCATGGCCGGCCCGAAGGCCGGCCACCACTCGCGCTCGGTCAGACCTGTTTGGAGTCCATCTCGCGCGGCATGGCGATGATCTCCAGCGACCGGACGATGTTCGGGTTGACGCTGCGTGCGATCCTCGCCAGATCGCCGAGGTTGAAGCCGGCGTCCATCGCGATCTGCTGCTCTTGCTGGTGGTGCCCGACGCTCTGCGCGTTGCGGATGTTGTAGGCGTAGCGGTGCATCTTCCAGGCCAGCTCGGCATCCTGATTGACGAGATCAGCAGCGACCATGAGCCCAACCTGCTCGATTCCGGCGAGAAAAAGCATCCGCTCGGCGCGCTCGGTCTGTGGGTACTGGTTCAGGTTCTCTTCGACGATGAGAGCACGATTCAGGTTCTCCCACAGAGCCTCGACGTGCGCCGCCTCGATCTGCTCGACGATCCACGCGCGGCCGGCGTCGGTGATCTGGCCGCCCTGCCATTCGACAAGGCCGCGTGCGCAAAGCGCGTCTGCGGTCGCTTGACGCTCGCGCTGCGCCCGCACGAACAGCGAGCCGGTCATGAGGCCGTTCGCGTTGTCGATCTCGTAGCGGAGCCACATGCTCGCGACCATCGCCGGGCTGAGATTTTGAGTCATTATTCCTCCTCGTTCCTGGCTTCCTGCGACCAGTGTACCACTTTCACAACGATGGCGCAACGTCACGAAAGCGGACCGCCCATCGCCGCGCCGGGATCGAGGCCGGCCATCAGGTTGCGCGAGACGACCTGCGACATCGGCGGAATGACGGCGATCTGCGTCGCCTCGAAGAAGGCCATCAAAAGCGAGTCGGCACCGTCGGGTGAGCGCCCGAGCCGATCGCGGACCTTCTCCTTCGGCTCGATCTTGATCTTCCCCTTCGAGTCCATGATCTCGTAAAGCGGCGTCGTCAGCTCTTGCAACGTGTCGTCATCCAGGCCATCCAGGCTCCAGAGCCCCAACCGGGACAGCTCCCGGCCGACCTCCCACCAGACCTGCGCCCGCTTGTTCAGGTAGAGGTGCTCCTTGCCGAGGTCGGGCAGCTCCGCGAAGTTGACTCCGATGATCTCGGCGTCGTGGCTGGCCTCGGCGCTGAAGGGGTTGTGCACGCGCGACAGTTCGCGCAGCCGGCCGGCCAGCGCCCAGCCCACGCCGATCGGGTCGATTTTGATGCGCTTGATGCCAAGTTCGTTGATCTTCTGCACGATCGAGCCGACGCTGGCCATCGGATCGGCGTTGACGAAGGCGAACTGCCCGAGGTAGCGACGCCCTTGACGCCAGGTCAGCACCGTGCGGTCGGAGCCCGCGCCGACGTCGAGCCCGGCCTCGACCATGCCTTCAGGCGGATACTCCAACCAGCGGCACTTCTCGACGTGCATCAGCGGCACGACGATCCAGGGGCTCGCGCCGACCGGGAACTCGCCGCGGCACTTCGAGGCAAACAGCGCGCTCGTCTCGCCCCACTTCAGCGCGCGGCCCGCGACCCATTCGCGGCTGATGAGCAGATCGGCCAGGTCGTTCGGGATCGCTTCGCCCGTGAAGTTCGGTGTCTGGTCGTAGCCGATGCCGATGACGTTCCAGCCCGAGCCCGGCTTGCAGTTCTCGAAGAACTCGCCGGTCGCGTCGTCGGGGTTGCCGATCGCCAGCACGCGAGCGTGCTTGTTGGCGCCCAGCGTGCTCGCCGCGTCCCAAAGCTCTTTTGGCACGCCGCAGGCTTCGTCGAGAATCACCAGCATGTAGCGGGCGTGGATGCCCTGGAAGGCCGCGGGGTCGTGGTCGGCCGGCTTGCGGCCGAAGGCGACCATCTCCTTGCCGATATACCACTCGGTGAGGTTAGTTCTACCCAAAAGGCCGAGTTTCGTGTGCAAACGGTTGATTTCCCGCCAAAGCACCGCGCGGACCTGCTTGTCGGTGGGCGCCGTGGTGACCACGAAGGCTTCTCCGGGCGGATGGGTGTCGATCCAGTGCGCCGCGGCGACAGCCGCCGTGAAGCTCTTTCCGATCTCGTGACAGCTCTTGACCGCGGTCTGCGGGTTGTCCCGAACGCTCTCGATGATCTCGCGTTGCTTGCTCCAGAGGTGCAGGCCGCGCTCGCTGGCCCAGCGCACCGGATCTGTCGCGAGCGCCTTGTTTGGCGCCTCGACCAGATCGGCAGCGCTACGCCAGCGACTCGGCCGACTCGGGAGCAGGGTTGTCACGGTTTGAGATTAGATCACTGGAGATCTCATCGAGAATTACCATCGTCGGATGCGCGCCTTGAATCCCGACGGGTGACCTCGGAGCCGGCGTGTGATGATCGCAGCCGCACGGCTCGAACCGACCATCCGCGGCACACCAGGCCACGCCCTTGCACATGTGACATTGGTTCGGCGAGTTGCAATTGACCGAGGTCGGTGGGCAGATCAAGAGGTCGAGCCGTGCAGGATCAGTTGCGCCAGCGCCACGACGCCGTAGAAGGTCATCGCGCCCACGTACATCCACCAGGCCCGACGCGCCGTGCTCATCCGCTGGATCAGCAATCGCGACCAGATCAGCTCATCTTCACTCACGGTTCTCACCTCCTCCATGCTCCTAGCCGGCGATGGTACACCATACGCACTCAACTCATCGTTGGTGTAACGTCGTCGTCGTGATATACTGGACTTGTAAGTAGGAATCAGGAAGACAGGAGAAGATCACCATGAAGCTTTCCGAGATGATCGCCGAACTCCAGCGGGCGCAGCGCCTTCTCGGCGACCTGGACGCGGACGTCGTCGTCGCCACGCTCGAAGGCCGGACGGTGCCGATCAGCGTCGAGCCGATCCCGGGCAAGGACACCTTCGTACTGATCACCGTTCAGGAAGACTGAAAATCCACGACGAAGCCCCGGTCCGAAAGGGCCGGGGCTTCATCGTTTGGGTCGAGCGTCCCGTTGGTCGTTCCGCGAGCCTACTACGTCAGCCGCGTGATCAGGTAGGTCACGACAGCCGCGACCAGTAGTGCGATGACCACGGCCGGCCAACCGGTCCGCCCGAGCGGAACCTCTCGTGTCTTAGCCACGATGCCGACGGACAGAAGCGAACGCATCGCCTCCTCGATCGTTATATCAGTCTGGAGCGAGAGCGTCTGGGCGAGCCGGATGAACTCCATATCGATCGCGATGCCGCGACCGTGCGCCATGTGTTGAAGCTGCATGGCAACGTCCGGGGATACGAAACGCACCAGCCGATCATGGTTGGCGTCCGGCCGGAACTCACCCCCGATGAAGCTCATCGCTTCAGCCGGCTCTCGGCCGGCGTGAGCGAGCGGTCGTGCAGGCCAGTCTCGGTGTCCCAGTAGCCAAGATCGGGATCGTGGTGGATCCTCGGCTCGATCTCGGGATGCACGATGACGTTGTCGCACTCGACGTCGAACTCCACGTCATCTTCGTGGAAGCGCGCCCACGCGCCGCAGGTGCTCATCGGGTACTCATCCAGACCGAGCCGAGGATGATCGCACCCACGACGACGAATACGCCGAGCGCGAGAACTACTTCCGGCCAGGTCAGATCACTGCTCGACCTGCGCCGCGGTGCTTCTGGTGACGTCACGTCGTCTTCACCTTCGTTCCGACCTGCTCGAAGTGCCCCATCACCGAGGCTCGCCACTCCGGACGCCACTTCAGCGGCTCACCGGGAGTGCCAGAGTCGGCGACCATGATCTGTTCGAGCTGGACCTTGGGCATCTCGCAGCCGTGCAGCGGGCCGCCTTCATCGAACTGCTCCAGAACCCAGCCGATAGCTTCGTGCAGGGTCTCGGGCTCGTCGGTCGTCATCGTGACGTGACGCTCCGGGCTCATGAAGTCACCTCGGGCGCGCTCACGGTCGGCTCACCCGCGAGGATGGCCTTGAGGTCGCCTGCCCGATAGCGTCGATGGCCGCCCAGCGTGCGGACGCTGTCCAAACGACCGGCCGCGGCCCAGCGCGTGACCGTCTTCGGGTCGACGCGCATGATCGTGGCCACTTCGCCGGGCGTGAGGAGCTGGCGGTCGTCCATGGTCGCGATCTGGGCGTAGAGCGACGTCGGGTCGACGTCGGGAAGTCTTGTCATTGTCCCTCCTGTTTTCCTAATCGGGCGCGTGCGCGCCGTGTGCGCCAAGTGTACCCGATCCAGGCTCTCCGCGTCTTCGAGGCTGTCAATAGCGTTACGGCAAAGTTTCTAAGAAGTTGGCACACTTTGTGCCAACTTTCTTTGACGTGACGTTACCGTTGGAGGGTACAATATACGTAGGAAGCCAGGAACCACGGAAAACAGGAGGGCACCAAATGCTCAAGGTCAAGTTCATCTGCTGGCCGGCCGACGACCTGAACTTCAAAATCAAGTCGTCGCTCACCGCCGATGAGGCCGAGCAGATCGAGGTCATGACCCGCCCGTAGGCGAAGGACCCGAACTTCACCGAGGTCGGCATCTTCACCGAGAATTCCGGGCTCGCGAAGGTCATGGCCCGGGAGTACAAGGGCCAGATCTGGAAGATCAGCCCGAAGGCCGCATGATCCCCAGCGTCACGAAGCCCCGGCCGATGGCCGGGGCTTCGTCGTGTCTACAGCCACTCGGGACGCTTGAGCGTCCAGGCGACCGTCCGCTCGATGCCCTCCCCGAGCGAGACCGGCGCCTTCCAACCCAGCGCCGCGAGCTGCGTGCCGTCCAGGGCGTAGCGCAGGTCGTGGCCTGGCCGGCTGGAGTGGAAGTCCACGAACTCATACTTCGGTTCGAGCACGCCCATCGCGCGGGCGATCATCAGGACGAGCGTGTCGTTGGGGATCTCGTCTTCGCCGACGATGTTGAAGCGCGCGAGATCCCGCGCCCCAGCGGCGTAACGCGGCAGCGTGAGCCCGGTCGAGCCGCCACCTTCGAGGTAGCGGTTGGTCAGCCAGAGCCAGGCATCGGCGAGGTTGCGCGCGTGCAGGTAGAAGCGTGAGCCCGGGATCCACTCACCCTCATTGAGCTGGGAGTTGATCCAACGATGACGACCGTGCACCGGAACGTGCTCGCCGCGGGCCAGCGCCCGCATCGCCAGCGCGAAGAACTTCTCGGGATCCTGGGTCTCGCCGAAGATGTTCATCGTGTTCGTGATCACGACCGGCACGCCGTAGGTCCGCCACCAGGCGAAGGCTAGTGACTCCTGCGCGCTCTTGCTGGCGCTGTAGGGGTTTGACGGCCGATGCGGCTCGCCTTCGTGGTGGCGGTATGCCGCGTCGGCCGGCCCGTAGACCTCATCGGTCGACATCTGGAGGAATAGCTTCGGCTTCAGCTCACGGGCCAGCTCCAGCATGTTGAGCATGAGCCGGGTGTTGTTGAGCGTGAAGGCGACCGGATCCTCGATCGAGCGATCAACGTGCGATTGGCTCGCGACGTTGAAGATCACGTCGACCTGGCCGAGACGAAGCATCTCCTGCGGGCTGAAGGGCCACTGGAGGTCGTGATAGACCACGTCGACCCGAGCCCGGCGCGCGTGCTCCTCGTCGCGATCGTCAGCCGCGAAGGCGAGATCAAGCCGAGGATGCTGGCCGCGGTGCGTGCCTGTGACTGGCGCCGTGATGGTCCAGTCAGTATTGACGAGCAGGTGTCGCAGGACGTGTGAGCCGACGAAGCCGCCTGCACCGGTCAGAAGCACGTGGATGGACATGGTCCGCAGCCTAACGCGGTGACGCCGGCCCGCTATTTCGCGAGCCGGCACCGTTACCGCACCGTGCCGAATAGCACTCGGCACGGGTCGGTGGTCAATCGAGGATCGGTGTATCAGCGAGGGTCTGGAACTGACAGCTAGGATCGATGAACACATCCAGGCGGTATCCCGTGCTGTTCCCCGCCCCGGACTTGATCACAGTCAGCGATGAGTCACCATAAGTGACCGGTACCGGCCCGCTGGCAGGCTCCGGGGCGAAGTAGTTGCTTCCGCCCGGGTTCCACTTCTGGTACAAGAAGCCAGCCCCGGTGCCGCACGGTGCGGTCACGTCAGTGACGTTGACGTCACTACAGCTTGACGATGAATCACCGGTGAACATCAGACCCGAGGCTCGAAGTGTCCATGCTTCGTTCTGCGCGTCGTGCCAGATGAATGGATTCCCCCAGCCCGTGGCATAGACGTGGTTGTGGTGACATCCCGAGGCTGCGGCCGGCGTTGCCGGTACGACGACGGCGAGCAGGCCGAGGAACATGAGCCCGAGCGCGAGCAGGGCTCGCATGAATCGTGCCTTCACGAAGATCCTTCCTAGTGGGTGAGCATCCAGGTCACGCCCAGCGCGGTCCAGCAGATCATCGCAGTCAGCAGCAGCGCAGTCGCGCGCCGGTAGAAGGCGTCGCGCGCCTTCGCGCGCCGGACGACCCGTGGATCCTCGGTGCGCTGACCGGTGAATAGTCCCATGAGGCCGCTCGGTGGCGTGACGTCATGAGATGGGCGTGATCGGCGGGTCGCTCGACCGGCCGCAGCGTCGTTCATCGCCTCCGCGACCACACGATCCAGTGCCTCGCCATCTTCGCGTGCCCGATCACGAGCGAACCGATCGGCCGCGACGCCCTCCAGCGTCTCGGACTGGTACTTCGGCTTGCCTTCCAAATTCCTCACTCCTTCGTTACGTCACTGTCGTGCGCTGACCGGCATCGAACCGGTTACCTCGCATCGCAGGTTGCCGCAAGTAGGCTCTCGCCGCTGGCTTCCCGTACCCGCTCGGCTTTCACCATCCAGCGCGCCGTCGCCCCCGAGATGCCGGCGTCACGACCGGGAGACTCGGGGTTGCCGTACCGCGTGACCGGCCGGCGTGGTCTAGTGTACCACTTCCTGCCCAGCCGCGTCGTTACCGCTGATACGGCCGACGCTCGCCGAGCATCAGCGGGCGAGTCTCAGTGACCGGCTCTTCGATCTCCTCGCCGGTCTTAGCAAAGTCAACAAACATCCGCTCGATGTGCATCGCACCGGTATGGCTGACCATGCCCAACACGATCTCTCGGAACTCGTCCGCCGTGTCCGCCCCGAGCACGAGAATCGTGCCGTCCGGCAGCCGCTTGCTGATCTGGATCTTGTGTGTCATCACTCCTGCTTCCTAGTTACGTGCTGGGCGCATCCTCGGCAATGAGCACGCCCGGCTTCTTGGCCACCCAGTGGTGACCCTGCGCGTTGCCTTCGACCAGGTAGAGCCATCGGTCCATGTTGGCCGGCTGGAGGTCAGCAACCGGCATCCAGATCTTGCCCGGACCGTACGTCGAACCGTTGTCAGCCGGCCACACCTGGACCGACATCACGCCGTCGCGTTCCTCGGGCTCGCCGATCGTGCCACCGAGGCCGTTGTTCCCGAACTCGACCATGCAGCCTTCGCAGACGTCCTTCACGTCCATGGCGTCACCTCACTGTCTAGGATTGGCTTCCTACCTCCTCGAACGGGGTCAACGGTACCTTCCGAACCGCGTGCGCATCCAGGTGCTCCAGCGCTGACGTGATGGCCCCGCGTGGGCCGTCCCAGCGCGCCTTCCACCAGCGCGACACGGTGTTCGGCTCGTGTGGGATCGTGCACTCGACTCGCCACCAGCGATAGCCGGCATGGTTGTCCGCGTAAATCCGGATCCAGCCGGCATGACGCCGCTTGCGCTCGATCATCGCTTGTACCTCGCTTCGACCGCAGCCGCCGCGGCGAGCAGAAGCTCAGCCTCGGCACGGGCCGAGGAAGCCTTCCTAAGCTCATCGTCGCGCAGGTGCCGATACGCCTCGATCTCGTCGAGTGTGCGGGCCGGCCCGGTATTTTTGTCGCCGTTGCGCTCGACGCCGTCACCTCCGCGGAGGAAGGCGTCATCCTGGATGACTTGGACCTTGGCCAGCTCGAAGGCGAACTCGTTGACCACGTAGTGATCGCCGATCTTCTCCAGCCGACCGTCCACGTAGAGTGCGGACCACTCGCCGCCGGGATCTTCAAAGATCACAAGATCAGGCATCGTCGACCTCATTAGCGTCACGCCACGCTGCGAGATCAGATGTCCAGCGTCGACTGTCGAGAGCGTACTTCCCGTACCTCCAGCCCGCGAGCAGTTCGCGCGCCAGCTCGGCCGACATCGAGATGCTGTAGGAGCCGTCGAAGCCGGTCCGCTGGGCGTCGCCAAGCTGCTGGCGCAGCTCGGGGCCGATCGTCTCGTTGATCGCGATGGCCGCGCTGGTTGCCTGCTCCTCGGCTGCCTGCTTGGCCTTCTTCCGCTCGGCGTCACGCTCGCGCTGGGCGAGCTGTTCCTTACGCCAGCTCGCCCAATCGCCCCTGAGCTTGGCCGAGTCCACGATGGTGCGCTTGTATTCCTTGCCGGTCTCGGCATCCTTACGCCAGCCATCACCGGTGCCGTGCCAGTGACGTCCGGGATCTTCGTCCCAGAGCGTGACCTCTACGCCACGGTTGAGCGCGCCGCGGCGCGTGGTCTTGGGCTCGACGCTATCTACGATGGCGCGGTATGTATTGCTGTAGGTCCCGACGCCATCCTGGTAGAACAGCTCCGCGCCGACGCCGGCCGCGATGATCTGCTTACGGTTCATGTCTCCTGGCCTCCTTGACGCATCACGAAGTTGGCCGCCGACGCCCCGAAATTCTCCCAGCCGCCGAAGAAGTCGACGATGGTCATGCCGAGCGAGAGCAGTTCGTCACGACTCAGTGAGCTGAACGTCATGCCCGCGCTAGATCGGCGTGCGACCACGTTGAGCGTGTCGGCCCAGACCTCATCGGGCTCGATGGTAAAGCGCGCGGGGCTCAGCCTTCGCGGGTGTTCCGTGGTCATACTTTCCTCCTCGATTCCTAGTTCCTGCTACGTTACAACGCATACGCGGTCCGGCCAATTCCCTTGACCGGACCGCGTTGCGTCATCGTCTTCCGAAGAGCACCAGCAGGGCCGCCGCGAGCAAGCAGACACCAGCGATGACCAGAAGGACTACTACCGGGACACTGAGATGGCCCGGAAAGCCGCCCTTGGCCAGCAGCGCGAGCCCGCCCAGCGCGCCGAAGCGGCCGGTCCGCACATCCTTGCGGTAGCGCTCGACACTTCGCTTCGTTCGCCCCAGCCGGTCCGCGATCTCGCGATTGGTCTTGTTCTCGGCCATGAGCTTCGCGGTTGCCGCGACCAGCTCAGCAACCGAGGGGTCTAGGCCGCGCTCGCCGGACAGTAGCCGGCGAACGACGACCTCGTCTACGTCAGTGTGATGTGATGTCATCATCCCAGCCCATAGTGCACGTAGAGCAGCACGGCAAGCGCGAGCACGAAGATGAAGATCTTAAACCTCATCGGTTCCTACCTCCTTGAGTTCCTGCGCCCCATTCTATCAGATGTGACCGGTGAGCAGCCAGAGCAACGCGATCGTAAGGGTGAACGAGACAACGATGTTGGCGACGACCTTCACGCCGTCACGGGTCGGGAAAGTGTAGGCCCAGAGCCGAACACGCCGGCTCAGCGGCATCCGGTGCGTGCCTCGGTAGCCCATCAGACCCCTCGTAGTTCGTTGACCACGACCGCAAGCACGCGCGTACCACCCTCGACCGCGGTGTCCCGGCCCGCCTGCATGGCTTCGGTCATCGACTCGTGATCCTCGTCGAGGATCGGAGGCGTTAGCAATCGATCCAGCCAGAGCCATCGATACTGCCTGACCCAGACACGCACCCGGTATCTCATCAGAACCGGTCCAGCAGCCAGAAGATGATCCAGAGAAAGATGAGCAGCACGACGACCGGCAGCAGCGCCTCGATCGTCTTGATCGTTGGTTCCATGGCGTTGCTATCCCTGCTCGACCGGCGACGTCACGTTGGCCGCCTCGTACCCGTCCACCGAGGTCTCTGGGATGCGGAACACGCGCCCGACGCGCATCACTTCCAGCTCCTTGCGCGCGATCAGCCGATAGATCGACATCCGCGAGACACGCCAGCGGTCCGCCACTTCCTCAACCGTCATGAACTTGATCATCTGTCGTTCCTTCCTCGCTCCATGTTCCTGTGCCCTCGATAGTACCCGAGTCCAACTCCAGGAGCTTGCGTCGCAGGATGCCTCGTGCCCGGTCAAGCTCCTCCTCGCCGAGCCCCAGCTCCGAGAGCGTACCGACCAGCACACCCGCGATGGCCTGGCCATCCGCCTCGACCTGCGCGACCAGCCTGGCCGCGATCCCAGCGTCGATGGCCATCTTCGCGACCCGGGCAAGCTCCTGGCGCTCGCGGAACTGAAGGCGCTCGACCGCGGCGAGCCGGCCGTTTCCGACCAGCTCCTCGACCGAAGTCGCGGTTGCCAGCGCCTCATCGCACTGGGCGACCTTGAACGCGGCGTGACGCACCAACCCCAGCAGCGCATCCCAGGGCGTGACGCCCTGCTCGGCCGCGACCTCGAAGCCCATCTTCCATGCCCTCCATGCTCGTGATCGCGCCCTGCTGCGGAACCTGGCTGGCCCCCGCGCGTCCCCCAGCGTCCCCGCCGCGGCCAGCTCACGCACCTCACGGTAAGCCGCCCGAGCCGACCCGGTCAGCTCTTGCTCGACCGGATCGACGCTGCGCGGTCGCCAGCCCGGGATCCACCCCTCATGAGGTGTCCCGAAAAACGTACTGTCCACGCCTCACCCCCTCTGACCTGCGAAAGGACGCTAGGACACTTTGGAAGCTTCAAAAGCTTTTCCCTGCGCGTGCGCACACACACGCGCGACGCGATACCCCTATTAATTCTTTATCTATACTGTCCAACTGTCCTAAGGGGGTATAGGAGACTCCTAAAGACATACTCTGAACTGGTAAAACAGAAATTGATCTTGTTGGACGTTCCGCGTCACCGATTGTCCGGCCGGACACTCCGACTGTCCAAACCTCTCATATTCTTTGACCTAACGTCATCGACAACGAGATTTCTCTCCGACTTGACGGCGTGACGCCA